CGGAGAAGATGATGCTCAAAGACTTTATTGTGGATCTAACTACAGAGGAGATCAAGCACAGGATGGAGAGCTTGACGGCTTATGTGAGGGAGTTTGCAATGCTTTTAGGGGACGAGGAAAAGAGCAAAAAGCTAACGCAAATATGCTTGGAAATAATAGACTTGTCGCTCGAGATAGAAAGGGTAATAAAGGGGTTTTAAATGGAGATAGCGACGCGAGCGCCGCAAATTTGCCTGCTATTGCTACTTGCTCGGATAAAAAACGCAAAGCCGCTTTTGAAAAATATAACGTCGTTAGGGAGTGGGAAGACGCAAAAGGCAAGATCAGCGAGGCTACTTTTCTGGAGTATATCAACGCTAAAAAGATATGCCCCGTAAAGGTAACCGCAAATAAGCTCTACGACTGGCAACGTAAATTTAAGAAAGGAGGTCTTGATGCGTTAGTGGACGAGCGGGATAATAATAAGACCCTAAAGCTTGACGCGCTAGGTCTTGCGCCGCTTTGTGTGGAACTGATACTCGCATGCAGCGGTATGGGCAAGGTAGATATAACAAACATCTACAAGGTGCTAAATTATCACGCGGCGAAAAACTCTCTCATAAACTTTGAGGATTTTCAGGGCAAAAGAGACGAGATCGTAAGCTATGAGGTAGTAAACAGATACGTCAATAACTACCTAAACAAAAATAAGCTCGTAAAAAACATCATCCTTTACGGCGAGGACGGAGCGGTCGGTCGCGGCTTGCCGGCTCTTGGCATCAGCAACTACGCCGTTGGCACGATAAACGAAGTCGTGGAAATAGACGGCAGCCCGCTTGATTTAATCTGCAACGCTAGCGAGCTTTGCGAGCTAATCGGCTGGCAAAACGTCAGCACTATCTTTAAAGACAAAGACGAATTTCAAAACTATGTAAAAGAGTGGCAAAAGCGCTACACCATCATCGCTCTAATCGATACGTATAGCGGGGTAGCGACTTTTCACATCAGCGATAGTGAAAATTCTCTCTGCATCGCTAGAGCCGTCGCCAAATATATCGTGCGCTACGGCAAGCCAAAGGTAATCAAGGGCGATAACGGCAAAGCTTTCAAGAGCGAGTATATGCGCGAAGTCTTAGGCGCGCTTGAGATCGAGTATAAGGCGGTAAGAGCCTATAGCGGCTGGCTTAAGCCTTATGTGGAACGAAATTTTAGAGCTTTGCAGCATAGCTTCAGCGCAAATTTGGCGGGCTTCATCGGACACAATATCTCGCAGCGCCAAGCCATAGAGTTTTTTCGCTCTAAAAAAGAGCGCCGCCTAAAAAGAGGCTACAAGACGAATTTAACAAGGCTCAAAAATCTAAGCGAGGTGCAAGAGCTAATGGATATGTATGCGGAAAAATTTCTAAACACCCGCTACCTTGAGCGCCTTGATACTACCTGCGCAGCTGCGTATAGTGCAAAGATAGGCGATGCTGTGTATATGGACGCTCTAAGCATCAGCGCGCGTCTTGGTGGACGAGAGCTGAAACACGTGCATAAAAAAGGCATTAGCCTAGATGGTGTGAGATTTTACAGCGTGGAGATGTACGGGCTTGAGCGCGTATGGGTTAGCAAAAACGTCAATAATATAAACGAGTGCTTTTTGTGGAGCGAGGATAACAAATTTATCGGCGTTGCCTCTACGCTTGATTTGGATGAGGGAGTAAGCGCCGAGGAGGCTAAAAGCGCGCAAAAGCTATTTAATAAGCGCTTAAAAGAGACTAAAAAGCAGATGGACGCTGCATCGATCGCACACAGGGCGGATTTTGAGCAGATAGTGCGCATGGTAGAAGCAAAGCCCGCCGCAATGCCTAAGCCGCAAGCGGCGAATAACGAAAGCAGGCTAATAGATGCTGCGCTAAAAGGAGCTAAAAGTTTGAACTCTAACGCAGCTTTGAGTGATGAAATTTTAAGCGCGCAAGCTACGCAGCGCAAAATAGAGCGCAAGATAAAGAGCTTTGAGGAAGTAGTCTGCGGATAAAAGGCTTTTAAAGGGCATAAAATGCCTTTTAAAAGCCTTTTACGGGCAAAAAAAGGAGAAAGCGATGAATGAGATCGTAACTAAGCTAAATGAATTTTTAGAGGGCGGAAGCGTGAGTATGAGCGCGCTTGCGCGGGCTTTGGGCATCAGCCCGGGAGCGATTAGCCAGTTTCGCGCGGGCAAATATAAGGGTGATAATGCGGCGATCGCAGCCAAGATAGGCGCCTATATCGATGCTAGCGCCAAAAAAGCAAAAGAGTTTGCCGCCTCGCCCGCGCGAGATGAAATTTTTAATTCACGGGACTACAAGATGGCGAATTTCGTCATCTCCGAAGCCGTAGGCGAGCGCGAGATAGCTTTGCTTTACGGCACCGCAGGTAGCGGCAAGAGCACGATACTACGCGACTTTGCCGCCAAAAATCCTAACGCGGTGCTAATTGAGGCTACTTGCCACACCAACGCTAACGCTTTGCTTGGCGAGCTATGCGAGGCGCTAAGGCTGGAAGCCGCAGGCAGCGCGAATGCCAAATTAAAAGCGATTTCAAGCTTCTTAAAAACCGCCGATAAGGTGCTGCTAATCGACGAAGCCGAGCATCTGCCGCTCAGGGCGCTTGAGGATCTGCGCAGAATTTACGATTTTTCGAGCACGCCGCTAATTCTAGCAGGCACGGAGATTTTGCTAAAGAATCTAGTGGGGCGCAATAAGGAGCTTAGGCAGCTATATAGCCGCATTTGCGGCAAATGGGCTATGCAGGGGCTCAGCAAAGAGGAGAGCGATGCCTTTTACGGCACGGGGATCTTCGCTCACGCCAAAGGCAACTTCCGCGCATCCGAAAAGTTACACAAAAAGTCGGTCCGCCTAGCGGCTCTTAACGGCTGCGCCGTGGGCGAGGAGATCATAGCCCAAGCCTGCGGCATGGTAATTTTATAAGGAGGAATAAGAGATGAAAGCGTATAAGGGTATGAAAATGAGCGATCTAAAGGCTTGCAAAGATGAGATCATAATCGCGCACTCATTCATTCTCTTCAAGACCCCGAGGGGCTGGATTACAAAGAGAAGACACCGCGAGAACATAGCGGTGCCGGTGCCGAGATTTCATCGAGGGCTAGGAACGATTTGGAGCTAAGGCTTTGATTTTAAATGGCGCCCCGCGCGGGCGTCTTATAAAGTTAAATTTAAAAGGAGTGGATATGAAATTTCCTAAAGAGCTTGAAGCAAAACGCACCAAGTGCATAGTATACACCCGTGTGATGGGCTACTTGCGCCCGGTAGAAAGCTTTAATATCGGTAAAGTAGGCGAACACAAAGAACGTGTGCTATTTGAAGAGAAAAAAGATGAGAGCCACACTAAGTAGGCGCGATAAGCGGAAGCAAAAGGAAGTGTGAAATGCAAAGAATTCAGGGCTACCGCACGGACAAGGTATGCGCCGAGCGGGTGAGGATGCTAAAGGGCGATGCGGATGTAGCTTACCGCGAGCTTGCGGCGATGCTAGGCATCAGCGTCGAGCGCGTCGCGATGATAGAGCGCACGGCGCTTGCGAAGCTTAGGCACCCGAAAAACCGCAAGAAGTGGATGGAGATATTTGAAACCATCGCCGAGCTTGAGCGCTGCGAGGCTCAAAGGCTCGGTAGCGGCTGGAGCCTGAAAGGAACGAAGAATTGAAGCTAAAGGATTTGATAAACCTAAGCGCGCAGGATTATAGCGCCGCAGCTCTGCGCGAATTACACGCAAAGATGAGCGCCACCGTGCCTGATATGGTAAGCGTAGGTCTTCGCTCGGTGCGTCGCGACGAGATAAGAGACGGGCAGCTTGTAAAGGGCTGGGCATTTTACGTGAGCTTTTGCTACGGATATAAAAAACCTTGTGCCGAAATCGCGAGCTTTGGCAGGCTTCACATTTGCGCCGATGAAACGATGGCGGCAGATCCGTATATAGAAAAGATTTTAAGGCATTTAAAAGAGCCTTAATAACGCCCAAAGCTTTTAATGGAGCTTTTAAATTTAAAAATTCCATTAAGCGCTTAATGAGCTCAAAGTGCGGCAGAGGAGCTATCATAGCTCAAGGTGGGTAAAGCCCTGAAAAATCAAAAGAAAGGTCGAAGAAATGACGATAGTAAATAGCGATATAGATGTCTTAGTTGACGCCTTGCGAAGCTTAGGTGCAGGAGCGCTTTTAGGCGCAGCCGCAGAAAATTTAAAAGAAGCCATAAGAGCGGTACAGATTACGGGGAAAACAGCCGGGGTAACGATAAAGATAAGTGTGAAATCTGATCCCAATTCCGAGGGTGAGGTGCTGGTTTTTGGAACTACTAGCGCCAGCCTTCCAAAAGAGCCCGTAAAAGCTAGATTTTATGTCTCAAACGAGCTACTTCCGGTGCGAAATGCGCCTAATCAGCTCGTAATGAAAATGTAAATTTGAAGAAAGGATAAACAATGCAAGAAAAGAAAGAATACGTAGTGCCTAGCGTAATGCTAGACGAAGGCAAGAGGGCCGTACTAACCCACCAAGACTACAAATTGCCCGACTCTTTGTTAAAAGAACCTCTAAGAAACAAATATATCATAGATGCTCTTGACGTAGATAGCTTCGTTGATCTAGTCAATGAATATAAAGAGCCCGTTTCAAAGCTCTTTTTTGACGATAAGAGTATAAAGTGCATAGTCGATTTTAACTCCAAAGACAAGGCCGAATTTTGCGAGAAACGCATAAATTTAGGCTTAGGTTATACGCCGTTTTTCAAGGCCTTTGAGGATAGCGTAGGCAAAAATCTAGGACAGCGCGACTTCGTATTTTTGCTTAAAAGCCTGTTTATGTTTATAACCGCCATAGACGGTAAGCCGAACGACAATATGGACGTAATCGAGCTTGCCGAAAGCTTGCAGGCGGTCAGGAAATTTGACAGCGTGCAGAAAAATACCAGCTCAAAGATCAGTCTGGACGTAGAGATTAAATCGGGTGCGAAAGAGACCATCACTATACCAAAGACGATCACTTTTACATTACCGGTTTACGAGGCCGATACGGAGATCAGAGGCGAATTTAAATGCGAGCTTTTCGTAAGTATCGATGAGGAGAGGTTTGGGCTAAAGCTAGTGTGCTATACGGCGGAGGTTTCAAGACGTGAGGTGCTAAGCAAGATAGTATCAAAGATCAGCGAGCGCTGCGAGGGGGTGAAAGCCTATAAAGCCAGCATAAATTGATTTTACAGAGCCCTTTTCAAGGGCTCAATAAAGTTAAATTTTAAAAGAAAGGAGAAAAGATGGACAAACGAACGGCAAGGCTTTGTTTTGTAAGCTCGCCGTATGCAAGTATCAAATGCAAGCATGATCGAGATCGCGGCTACTACGCCCGCAAGCTTGCCGAGCAGGCCTGCGCCATCGTGCGAGCTAACGGCTACGAACCCATAAGCCCGGTGCTTGCATGGCTAGGCGTATACAGCGAGCTGGAGCGCGAGCAAATAATGAAAAATTGCGAGGAGCTTCTAAGCGTTTGCAGTTATTACTATTTCTTTCCGTGCGAGTACAGCAAGGAGAGCAAAGGTATGGCTTACGAGCGAGAGCTTGCAAGGCAGCTCGGCGTGAGGGAGCTGAAATTTAGCTTGTTTGATGAGTGAGGGCGGTAAGGTGCGGATCGTAAAGAAGAGCAAAAATACGCTTCCGATCTGCCTACGATACGGCTATGTGCTGAGTTATGGCCTAGCCAAAAGATTTAAAATTTTAGAAAGGAAAAGATATGGAAGCAACAAAAAAGCTCATATATCGCATGATAAATGAAGCAGAACTCAGCCACGGCTACGCTAGCGCTAGAGTAGAGCCGCCATACGATGATGATCCTGCGCTTGCAGTAGCACAGGCGGCAGCAGATGCCACCATAGAGACAGCTGGTAAAATCCTAAATAGTCTCAAAGCAGAGGAAGAAGAGACGATTAGTGAACTTGAAAAATTCGTGAAAGGCGAGATAGCGGAAATTGAGGCGGACGAGCGATATCATTACGAGCCTGCGGATGTCTTTTCAAATGCTCCGCTAGCACTCATTCAAATGCGAATGGACGGTTCAATACATGCCTATAAAAGCATGCTTGAAAAAATCAAAAATTTAAAAGAAGGAGAAAAAGATGCAGATAAATAATTTTGCAGACGTCGATAACGCGCTAAAGCGAGTATGTGAGCTTGAGGTGGCATTAGCCGATATTAATGGCGAGATAACGCTAAAGTGCAACGAGATCAAGGACGCACAAAAAGCCCGGGTCGAGAAGCTCGATAGCGAAAAGAAATATATTGAAGCTCAAATCACCGCATTTTGTGAGAGTAATAAAGCAGAGTTTGCCGAAAAGCGAAGCAAGGATTTCACCTTCGGTAAGATCGGATACAAACTAAGCAAGAGCGTAAGCTTGCCGCGCATCAAAGAAAAGGTCGAAAAGCTCATCAAAGCGCTAAAGAGCTATAAGCTTGATGATTGCATATCCTACGAAGAGACTATAAACAAAGACGCGATCTGCGAACTTGATGACGCAAGCCTCGTTAAGCTTGGGCTAAAGCGCACGGTGAAAGACAACTTCCGCATAGAGACTAAGATAGAGAATTTGCAAAGCGCAAATGTCTAAAAAGGATAGTAGATGAAAAACGACTCGCTAACTTCAAAAGAGAGCATGTTTCAAATATACTGGAGCAAATTTAAAGGCTCAAGAGATAGTAAAAACAGGCTTTTGCCTAGATATGTCAGAAGGGCGAAACTAAAGACATTTGTTAAAGGGCTTTAAGCCCTTTAACAAGCCTTTTAATCGGCTTTAAAGGCTTGTTAAAGAGTTTAAATTTAAAGGAAAAACGATGGCTATTTTATTGTCCATAAAGCCTAAATTTGCAGATATGATACTTGGTGGTGTTAAAAAAGTAGAATATAGAAAAGCACTAGCCCCTATCGCAAATGATAGGATATTTTTATATGCCACGGCGCCGATAAAAAAGGTGGTCGGCGAGGTAAAAGTCAAAAGAGCCGATAGAAGCGAAAACAAAGAGGCGGTATGGGCTTGCTATTTGGACTGCTCGGGAATTACTAAAGAGGAATTCGACGAATATTTTAAGGGTAAAAAATGTGCCTCTTGGTATTTTTTAGAAGAGCCAATAAGATATAAAAAACCTCAAAATATAAGATATTTCGGAGTAAAAAGTGCCCCACGAAATTTCATATATCTAAAGGACAAGCGATGACAAAATCTCAAGAAATTTATCGCAAGCAGCTTCTAACCCGCATTCACACTACCGCATTATATAAGCAAATAAAGGCGGCGGATGCGTGGGAGGATTGGCTCGGCTTTCGCTTTGGCGTCTATAGCTGCAAGGAGCTAAGCATAAGCGAGCTTGAGCGCGCGCTTGATATTTTATGTGGTCGTGCGCAGGATGGGACGGACTTCAAGCCCGACATATTGGGACGAAATTTGATCTACAATGCAAGCGATAAGCTCGGCAAGGTGAAGCGAAGCAGCAAAGATGCGAAGCCCGTCGTCAAAAAAATAAGCCCGTCGCAGTTTGCTCGCATAAGCGCGCTTGCCGCCCACCTTGGTATGGACGAGCGAGGGCTTTTGGGTTTTACGATGCGACAATGTAAAATTTTGCTTGGCAAAAAAGAGCAGTTAGCCAAATTAAGCGCGGCAAACGCAAGCAAGCTAATCACCGGGCTAAGCAAGATCGCACAATTTCGTGCCAGCAAAGGGCAAGTATGATCTGCCCGAAGTGTGCCTACGAAAAAACCTGCGTCATAGCCACGATCAAAAGCACTACGGTGCAGCGTTGGCGCAAATGCCCCAAATGCGGCACCAGCTTCTGTACGATAGAAATTTTAAAAACCGATGAGGAGCTAAATAGATATGCAAAAGAGGCTCTGAAAGAAAAATTAGACCGCCCCGAATAATCCCATAAAATCATAAAAACTCTACTTTACCGCTTTTTCTATCTCTCGGATTAGATAGCTTTCTATATCATTTTGCAACGAGGGCAGCAGCGCTCCGCTTTTATCTATCGGCAGAAACGGACGAGCAGGGATATAGATGCCCCGACCCCAGCCGTTATGCGAGCCGAATTGATGCGTTAGCCCATAAGGAAAGCCCTCATTTGAGCTATTATTGCTTATCGTGACGCTGGTTTCGCTTGCCTCGACATTCCATCGATCCGCTAAATTTCCGCTTAATCGCAAAATTTTTTTGCTGCCGCCGGCGCCGAATTTTGCTAAAAATACGCGGTTACGCGCCCTTGCACCTCCTCGCGTGCCGCTTTTTCTCATATACGCTATGGCGGTATTTGCGCTAAGAGGTGCCCACGCCTGTCCGAATGGGCTGCGCTCTCGCTCGAAGCTTAGCTCTATCTGCAGCTTTACCTTTTCGCCGATACTTGATAGCTTGCTTTTCATCTGCGCTCCGCTTAGGCTATTTTGCAGCGCTGTAAGCTTTGCCTCTATCTCCTCCATGCCTATGATTTTTATTGACATTTTTCCGCCTTGGTGGTATAATCGCTTTTAAAGTAGCAAGAGATGCCCTCAGATTTGGCAGAGGGATACTCGCGAAAGCGACTATGAATGACTTGGGTTCGATGCCCGGCCTTGCTACTTTAGCCTTATATATCTCTTTTCATCTTTCAGTACACTTCGGTAGTTTCTAGACGGCATTTTGCTAATCGTCGCTATGAAGTTATCCGTCTTAAATTTTTTGAGCGTATAATCCAAATGGATTACCGCATAATTTATCGCTCCATCGCTTTGTGAGCTTTTGTAAAAATATAACAAAACCCTCTCTTTTTTATCATAAAACACATGCTTCGCCCTATCCAGCGCACCTACGATCGCTTTAATCTCGTCCGCGTTCGGCTCTTTTGCCTTTGGCTTACTATCGCGCGTGATATGAGAGATAGTATTTTGATAGATCGCGATGCTTTGTGCCTTAGGCTCTATGCCCAGGGCAGATAATCCATTTTCTACGCTCGGGACGAGCATGCCCACTTGAGCGATTTGATAAATTTTTTCTTTGATGATCCCGCCTTTTAGTATGAAATCCACCATCGCATCAAGCCCTTTTTGCCAAACATAAAGATCGCGCTTATGCGAAAAGTCCTTTAAATCATCTTTAACCGCCTTTTTAACGCTTTTTGAAACCGCGCGGCTTTTGTTAAGCTTAGCTAACTTTTCCGTTAAAATTTTATCTAAATTGTCCGTCTTGCCGACGTTATAAGCCCAGTCGGGATGGATTTTAGTAGGCGGGATATCCTCCGCTATGCTCCAGCCCTCTCGCCGCAGATCATCGTCATCTACCGCCTGCACCTTGCAGCGGCAATTCCAGCCGTTTGGCGGATAGCCCTTATCCCAAAACGGATGGTTTTTAGGCAGTATCAGCCCGTGCAGCGCGCGGTGACTCGCCCTGGTGCGATCATCCAGCACCGCGACATAACGAAAATACGGCAGATCCGAGTTCATCTGGCTTTGGTAGCGCGCAGCGGCATAAGCTACTCGCATATTGGTGTTATAGATATTTTTTAATCGCCTGTCGCCGACGTAAATTTGCTTTTGCCCGCCCGTTTTTGGATCGGTTACGACTACGTCCCCTAGCCAGCCTTTGCGCGCTAGGGTATCTTTGATGCCGCGCTTCCATTCATCAAATCCTTGCCCCTTTTGCGCGGCAAGAGCTAGGCTATCTTGAATATCTTTTAGAAGATCGAGCCGCGTGATCTTTGCGACTGTAAAGACGCGATGATGAGCCTCGTGCATAATCTCGTCATAGTCGAAATGAAGCTGCGGCCGTTTATCTTTGATATATTTTACCACCTGCTGCGGCGGAGCAAAAAAGCTAATATTCATCGTCGTCCGCGCCTAAAATTTCAGCGTTTGCTATGACCCGAAATAGCTCCTCCTCCAGAGCATCGAGTTTAAAACCTAGCGGATTTTTTGCAAGTATCTCATAAGCCTGCTCGTAGGTTTGAGCTTTGTCCACCACGCTGTTTACGTAGGCGCGAATTTGTCCGCCCGAGCTGCTAAAATCGTGCTGCGCGGTTTGCCGCTCTATCTCTGTAAGATATTTAGCCTGTTTTGCCGCATTCGCGGAATTCTTTTCTGCGTCCGCCTGTGCGGCCGGCTTATCATCCGCATTTTTCGGCGTAGCTTTTGCGCTTGGCGGCAGGTCAAATTCCTTTGCCATATCTTCAGGGCTCATCTCGTATCCTAG